CGGGAAAAAAGAAAAGGGTTCGAAGAATGAGCCCGGTATGATATATATTACTTTGCGTAGAGAACGTTTGTCATAGTGATTTTGGTTGTAAAAAAACCGACGAACCGTGAGGCTGGTCGGTTTTTGTTCTCTGTAAATGTGTCAAGATCTTCAGAGTGTCTGCTCGATAACCAGAGCGGTGTCTTCTAGCGAAAAGTAATTGGGTAACGCTCCGGATGGATTATGCTGTCAATCTCAAGATCCACATCAATTGCGTCCCAACGCAACGAATCCTCGTCCGGCATGGTCACGTCCAATACATCCGATACTTTTGCATTTCTGAACCAAGGGTATCTGTCATACGATAGATAATATTCCTTCCCTCCTACGAAAAGGAGGATACCGTGTGCATTAATCATTGTTACTCCCACAGGGGGTATTCCATTCATTTTTTTATTATATCGAGGCCGGACAAGCTGCATGAGAATATTCGTTGATATCTATAAGATGGATATTCAAAACATCTTCAATATCAAAAAGAGTGCTGGTTGTAAAGTTGTGGTCTCCTCTTAACCATTTGGATATCTCAGAGGGACGTTTACACATTTTCTCGGCAAATTCCTTTTGGGATAGACCTTTCCTTTTGATACCTTCTGCAATTTTTACAGCAAGCATCATACGTCTTTCCATGTTCTTGGCTCTTTTCGTGTCTATATTGCCAAGTACTGTATCCAAAATAGATGTATTGTTCATATTTATTCCTCCTTCAATTTTAAATTACCTAAGAAAAAACCGTTATCATCGAGATGTATATCCTTGTTTTTGATGGCTTCTGATATGATTCTGGATATTCGAACCACTGTTTCAGCTTCTTTTTTTAAGGAAGAACTTTCTTGATAAGCTCTAATGTTTTTGGGTTTGTATCCTCCACCTCCAACAACGATAGCAACGTTAGCAAATCGAATACAATAGATTCTTAATTTTTTATCAGGACTATCAAATAGGGCGCAGACACCATCACCGGGTTTCCCTTCGTTTAGCTTGAAAAAATGTTCGGCTGCCCCAGTTTTTGTAGCCATAATTTTCAATTTAGATACGATATCTTCTATTTCGGTTGGGTATTCAGAATAGTTGTTCTGAAGAAATTGTTCAAAAACGCTCTGATCCTCTTGACCGAGAATAACAGAATATATCTGAGCCTTTTTGCCTGACAGTTGCTTTATCTTGATAATCTCGAATTCCACGATAATTTTTCTTTTTACAAAAGAACGAAGAAAAAGCGACAAGACAAAAGAAAATGTCGAAAAAATAACTTATAAGTGAATTTTTAGCGGTTGACAGTCTCACATGAAAGGCTGTCCTATATTTTACCATAAACGCATTATGGGAATCAGGAATAGGGATGGAGCGCTGTACATGGTAACCGGCATCGATAACTCCGGCTTATATGAAGGAAAGCGTGAAGCGATGGGGATTATCAAGACCTTGGCCGGTGAGATCACGTCTTTTGACGTATTCGGTGGTATCGGTATCAGTGCGGCAACGGCGTTCGCCAAGGCTGCGAAGAGCTCATACGACTTCGAGAAGGAGTTCCGGAAAAACATGCTGGAAGTAGCGACCATTTCCACGCAGGTAACGGATGATATGACCGGTTTCATGAATCAGGTCATGTCCATAACCCAAGAGATACCGATCAAGGCTCCGGAGGCCGCCAAGGCGTTATATAGCATTGTCTCCGCCGGACATGACGGGGCGGATGGTATGAAGATCCTAGAAGTTTCGGCTAAAGCTGCCGTGGGAGGACTTACGGAAACCGAGACGGCAGCCGATGCCATTACAACGATCCTGAATGCTTATAAGATGTCTGCGGAGGAAGCCGGTACGGTCTCGGACCAGCTTTTTACAACCGTCCGGTTGGGTAAGACTACATTTGGCGAATTGGGAGCCTCTATAGCCCAAGTTGCTCCTATTGCGGCTGCGTATGGGATTAGTATCGACCAAGTGTTGGGTGCTGTCGCGTCATTGACCAAGCAAGGAACGCCGACGGCGCAGGCTATGACACAGATCCGTGCCGCTATCCAAGGAACCGCTGGAGAACTTGGAGACGCCGCATTCCAAGGCCGTACTTTCCAAGAGGCATTACAATTGATTTATGAGAAGGCTGGTGGTTCCGCTTCCAAGATGAAGGAAATGCTTGGCACGGATGAAGGCTTGGCCGCTACACTGGCTTTGACTGGAAAGAATGCAAAGGCGGCGGCGAGTGATCTTGAAGAGTTGCAAAGCTCTTTAGGGGCTACGGAAGCCGCGTTTGAGAAGATGAAGGACGAAGTAGGTAATCAAATGACGCTTCTGTCGAATAATATCCAGGCGGCTTTGCGTCCGATGGGGGAAATGATATTGAAAGAGGTATCTGGTATAGCTAAATCTTTTAATGAGGCTTTTGAGAGTGGAGATTTGGAACGTTCTCTTACGACATTGAAATCTTTGTTAGAAGTTTCAGCCGCAGCGTGGGGGGCATACAAGGTTTCTGTTATTGCGGCAATGGTTGCAGAGAATCTACGTTACCAGTCCTCTTTGGCTCACATGCAAGGTATGACAAAAATGCAAGCTCTTCTTGCTGTATTGAAGGGGAAAACGGATGCGTTGACGGCTTCTTTACTAAAAAATCCTTATGCGTTAATGGCTGCGGCAGTCGCGGCGCTTGGCGTTGCGTTGTATAAACTATGGACTTATCAGACAAACGCTCAGAAGCAACAAGAGAAACTGAATAAGACGTTTAGCGAATTTACGGTAGAAGCCGCCAAAGAGGAACGTTCTTTAAATAGTTTGTTTGAAGCATTGAAACGTACAAACTCCGGAACTGAAGAACGGAAGAAGATGATAAAAGCGGTAAATGACCAGTATGGCCAATATCTTCCGAAGCTCTTGACCGAAAAGAGCAGTCTGGAAGAGATAAACGAAGCTTATTCAATAATCAATACTTCCATAAAGGAACAGATCGCATTGAAAATAAAAAATTCGGCAACGGATGAAATTGTAACTTCCGGTCTGAAAGAACAGGTTTCGGCAGTATCCGAGATTCGTAAATCCTTAACAAGTAGGGTTAAGAATGTCGGGTTGGTAGATTCTATTGTGGATGAAATCAAGCAAACGACCGATGAGTTCCAGAAAGCCGGTTCAACTTGGGAAAAAGCATGGCAGCAGGCTTATTTCAATATTCAGCGCAAATATACCGGCAAAGTAAAATTGGGGAACGACTTCGCTTCTTCAATGGAAGATTACGTGAAGAGCGTTTTCAATACGGAGCAAACTGTTTCTATGATAGAAAAACAATATGCTCCTTTTATTTCCAGGATTAAGGGTTTAAATGAAAATGTAGAAGAAGCAGTATCGACAACAGAAACAAAAACAGTTGTAAGTGAAGATGAAAAAGCATTGAAGTTGCGCAAGAAACTTCAACAAAAGATACAGGATGAACTTTTGGCTCTTCGTCGTCAAAATCAGCAATCTGAGATTGACTTGATGAAAGAAGGATCGGAAAAGAAGATCGCCCAGATAAACCTAGACTATGACAATGAGATCGCCGCCATACTTGCCAAGGAAAAAGAGTGGAAAGACGCTCAAGGCGGCAAACTGACTAAGGAACAGACCGTGGAGATTCGTACAGCCTTGGTGAACTCATACGTCAAACGGGAGCGATCGACCTCTAATGTGAGTAAGGAACAACTGGAGGAGGAGAAACGTGCCATGAACGAGTATCTGAAAGAATACGGTTCTTATCTTGATAAGAGAGATGCTATCACGGCTCTTTATAACGAGAAGATAGCCAAGGCTACGACGGAAGGCGAGAAGCTGTCCCTTGGTGAAGAGATGAAGAAAGAGCTGGCTGCCGTCGATGACGAGGCCCAGAAGAAAACGTCCATCATCACGAAGCTATTCTCCGACATGAGCAAGAGGACGGTGGTCGATATACGGTCTATCTCCAAGGAGGCGCAGGCCATGCTTGATTATATCAATGAGGGCGAGTTCAAGACCGGTTCCGACGGAAAAGGCTTGTTCGGCCTGACCAAGGAGCAATTTGATATCCTTTCCAAGTCCCCGGAGAAGTTACAGGCCATAAAGGACGAGATCGCCAACGTCAATAAGGAGGCCGATCAGATGGACACGTCTTTCAACAAGGTATCGAACGGCCTTAAAAAGGTGTTCTCAGCTGGGGATGATACAAAGAGACTAAAAGAAGGCTTAGCTGAGATAGATGCCGGCATGAGTGATATCATGCAAGCCGGACAGTTCCTCTCCGACACGTTCTCCAAGTTAGGTGACGCTTTCGGCAGCGATCTTATGTCCGGTATTGCCGAGGGCTTGAATGTGGCCATGGACGCGGTCAACTCCGCCATGGACGGGGCGAAAGCCGGCTCGATGTTCGGCCCGATCGGTGCGTCTGCCGGTGCCGCTATCGGGGTGGTCACATCCCTTGCCTCCTCTATCGCCAAGATCCATGACAAGAAGATCGAGAGTCGTATCCAGCGTTTGCAGGATCAGATCGACACGTTGGACAAGTCGTACGACAAGCTGGGCAGGTCCATCGAGAAAGCCTATTCCAAGGATGCCTCCAAGCTTATCGACCAGCAGAATAAGCTATTGGAACAGCAAAAAGTGCTTATCCAAAACCAGATCAAGGAGGAGGAGGACAAGAAGAAAACCGACAATGACCGTATCAAGGAGTGGCGGGACCAGATAGACGAGATCAATAACACCATAGCGGATAACAAGGAGGTCGGCAAGGACGCCATTTTCGGTAGTGACATAAAATCGGCGATCGACGATTTCGCCAACGCTTACGCCGACGCGTGGGCCGCCGGGGAGGACAAGGCGCAATCGGCCAAGGATCTTGTGAGGAAGATGATAAGGAACATGGTCACGGAGTCGATCAAGGCCGCCGCTTCCGATCCCATGAAAGAGATCCGGGAGAAGCTGCTCGAGTTCTGGTCCGACGATTATATCAGCGACTGGGAACAGGATTATCTGGATCGGAAGGCGCAGGAGCTGGCCGACGACCTCGACCGTAAGTTTGGTTGGGCCGACAAATATTTCAATACCGGTAATGCGGTAGAGGAGGACGACGGGCGTACGGCCTCGTCCAAGGGCGTTGGTTCCATCTCTCAGGACTCTGCGGACGTCATAGACGGTAAGATGTCGACCCAACTTATATTTTTAGATAGGACGTTGGTGCAAGTGACGGGTATAGCCGACCAGATGCGCTTAATCCACGACCTCCAGACAAGGGGCTGGAAGAACGTGGAGGCGATCAAGGACCTGTCCGGGAAGGTGTCGGAGAACACGGCCAAGGTAGCTGAGATCTCCGGACGTATAGAGGCCCTATCCGAGAAGATAGAGGCCAATACCAAGTCGGCGGCCTCCGGTATAAAGACTATTAACGACAAGGGGATATTAATGAGATCAAGATAATGATGGAGACGGTTAACGACATAATCAAATCGGCCCTCTCGCTCGGGGCGTGCAGTGGTTCTAACGGGGTGACGGACTGGAGAAGCCTCGTGTGGCTGTTCTTCAGCCCGCAGGGGCGTGAGTTTTGCGCGGAGAATGATTTCCCGTCGTTAGACATGTTCCGTGGCATGGCCGGTCACGTGATGCCCTACGGGGTGTACGTTGACTCCGGCCACGTGGACGTAACCAATCCCGGCAATATCGCCGTGATAGGTGATACGGATGCGGTGATAACGATAGACGATAACGAGCGTGTTCACAAGGTGATCCTCATGCACGGCGGCAAGGCTAGGGTCGTGGCGAGCGACTACGCCGTGATCCTGCTGGTGAATATCGGGGGAGAGGTTGAGATAAACAAGGATAATACCGTGGTGATCTTATGAGGGGTGAGTTATACATAGACGGCAAGGACGCCTACACCGATTTCGGCGTATGGATCACGGAGGGAGGTTACGACGGCCTCCTGCCTTTCCCCGAGCTGGTGGAGCCGGACAGGAACGACTGGCCGGACGAGGACGGCATAGAGCCGGACTTGGAAAAGCCCACCATGAAACCACGGGAGCTCAACATCACGTTCGTCCGCAGCGTGGACGGAAGATCCGCCGGCGATCTTGTCGAACACCTATCGAAGCCCGGGTATCACCGCATCCGTATCCCCTCGCTGGGCAGGGAGTGGAGCTTGCGACTCATCCAGAGCCCGGCGTATGAGGATTGGGACACGTTGGAGGCCTTCACGTTACGTTTCGCCGAGGACCAGCCCGTAAGACCCTCGTCCGTAGCGATCCCGGAGGGTAGAGCGTATGTTCCTCCATCCGAGTACGAGCTGGACGGCGTACCCTTGGATCGATACGGCGTAATGGTGACGGAGGGGCGAGATGAGATCATGAGATCCCCTACGGTGAAGATGAACCTGTCCCGTACGGTATTGAATGTTGACGGTAGGATCTACGATGCCGGCAAGGTGGTGTATAATAGCAAGGAAGTCACGCTTAAATGCTGCCTGATCGCCGGCTCAATGACGGCGTTCTGGATCTGTTACGACGCCCTGCTCCACGCCTTGATCCAACCGGGCGAGCGTTCGTTGTACGTGGATTACAACGTGGAGGAATACCCCTGCTATTACAAGAGGACATCCGGATGGAAGCTTGAGAGCCTCCGTGGGCGTGTGGTGGTGACATTCAACCTCACGCTGGAGTTCACGGTGTTCCGCCTTGGCGGGACGGACTACCTGCTGGCCACGGAGGATGGTGACCTTATCGTCACGGAGGATGGAGAGTATTACATAGACCTGGGAACATATGAGAACTAAGAAAAAGAAAATATCAGAACTCACGCTGGCCGACAGCCTTACCGGTCTGTACACGATCGGTTGTAAGGTTGTAAGCGGTACGCAAACCAGCGTGAAGGTGAGCCTCGAGGTGATCCAGAAGGCTTACGAGAACATGCTCACGGAGATCTCCAACGCCCGTGACGCCGCCAAGGCGGCTAATACGGCGGCCGCTTCCGCTAATACAGCCGCCGGCCGTGCGGAGACCGCCGCCGAAACGGCCCTGGCGACCAATCAGGTTATTACCAAGGCGGAAACCGGGCGTGTTAAAGCCGAGCAGGGGCGTGTCGAGGCGGAGAACGCGAGGAAGGAGGCTGAATCATTCCGGGGCGAGGCGGAGGACTTGCGTGAGACTGCGGAGCAAGAACGGGCGACAGCCGAACAATCGCGCGTGGAGGCGGAGACCCGGCGGGATACGGCGGAAGCCAAGCGTATTGAGTCTGAGACCGCTCGTACGGAGTCTGAGGCTATCCGTCAGCGCCAAGAGGACGGACGGGTGGCGGAAGAAAGCAAAAGGGTTGAGACCGAGAAACTCCGATCCGTGGCCGAGGCCCTGCGTGACCGGTCGGAACAGGAACGTACCCGGCAGGAGGAGACGAGAGTAAAGGCCGAGGGATCACGTGACTCCGCCGAACAGGAACGGATGACGAACGAGAGGAAACGTGTTGAAGAGGAAGCCGCCCGAAAGGAGGAGGAGTCGAAACGCGTACAGTCGGAACGGGAACGTGCCGAGGCGGAGACCGTTAGGGAAACCGCGGAGGGCTTGCGTGAGACGGCAGAGCGAGCCCGCAAGACGGCGGAAGGGATGCGTGAGCAACAGGAAACGTCCCGGCAGGAGAATACGGCCGTAGCCGTTGCAAACGCCGAGGCCGCCACCCAAGACGCGAATGACGCGGCCGATCGGGCCAACGCCGCCGCAGAGGCGGCCGAGGGAGTCGTCAGTGGGCTACAACCCGACTGGAACATTTCCGACCCTGTCAATAAGAACTACATCAAGAACAAACCGGAGATTCCGACGCTGGACATGGTACCGACCGCTGATACATTGAGCTATGTCAATATCGACGGTACAACCATCAACTTCCGTATCGGCGATGAAGTGCGTGTGTTGGAGAATGGCGAATATGTATTCTATCGGCTTTATGATCTTGCGGATGGTATAGCATCTTGGCAGGAATCTGGCGGCGGTACGGCCTTACCCGGTAATGTCTATCTGACAGGAGCAAACTATTACAATGACTCAGTACGAACGATAAAACAAGGATATTTAAGCCATGAGTAAGAAAGGAGCATTCATATATCAGCAGATCGAGCTAACGACGGCCGAATGGATGGATAATACGACCATTTATCCGCCATCAGTCTGGTTATTTGAACGTTTGGGAAACGGTAAATTCAACATGAAGTTGGCCGATGGTGTGCATGCGTTCGCGGAATTGCCGGCAGTCATGCAGGACGTAAAGGTAACGGTCAAGCAAAACGATGGGACCACCTACATCCTGACGATCACGACGGCGGAAGGAGAGTTTGATACGCCTAACCTTAAAGGGACCGCTGCGCCCGTCCCCTCGATCGATCCGGCAACCAAGCATTGGAAAATAGGAGATGAGGATACCGGCGTGGTAGCCGAGGGAAAAGACGGGGCGACTTATGACGATACGGAGATACAGGCCGCGCTCTCCACTTTACAGAAACAAGTCGATACGCTCGTTTCCGGTAACGCCTCCAA